ATCAGCGGTAAGATCGTATTGAACCTGAGCAACACCCCCATCATCTCCGAGAGGCGCAGAGGCTAATGGGGAGAAACCAAGCATATCTTACTCCTTAAACGGCAGTTGACCCGTTCATATCATCCTGCGCCATGACCCAAGAATAACACTTGTCGATGAATGTAGCACCAGCCGCAGCTTCCACATCAGCAATGTCAGCATGGTAGCGGCGGAAGTCCACCTCACGAGTGTCGTCACTGGGCGTAGCAGTGGCATAGCCAGCGACATCAATCATCACCGTGAACTTGGGGCCACCCTCACGCATACGAGAGACAGCCGCCGTGACGATGCGAAAATATGCGCCAGCAAACGGAGTGCCATACTGGCTGTTGGTCAGGTTAAGTTGAATAGCCATCGTGGCCTCCTTAGTAGGTTACTTCGCTGGTCTGCACAGTAGCAACAAAACGAATGTTGGTTGCAGCAGCGCCAGTGACCTCGATTTTTAGGCCACCGTTGGTTGTGTCTGCACTCATGGCCATGCCCCAAGATGGTGTGTTGTCCAGAACAGTTGTAGCAGAGTTGACTAGTACTGTCGTCCCTGCACTACCTTCCCTGCGGATCAAGCCTTCAATCTTCCACGCTGCACAGTCGGTGCCTGCCGATGCTTGCTGACGTGCTACGATAGTGCCGTGGAAGGCGTAAGCAGAGTTGTTGGGGAGGATGACTTGGTTGGTGGTGCTGGGAGTGCTGTTATCCGAAGTCAATACTGCTGGCGTGGCGTCTGTGGTATTTCTTGCAAGAACAAGGAGACCCTGCTGAGAGCCGCCCGTTCCAAAACCAGAATACCCAGAGGAGTAAGCGTGTTTACCACGCTCTGCTGACTTTCCGTAATTCCCGACCACTACACCAAAAGTCTGCACAGCTTGAGAGTTAGTTCCGAAAACAAAAGACGCAACGCCGTCAGCTTGTGCATTATACCCAATAGCTGTGGATTGATACTGTGGTGCATCTGCCAAACCGCCTATAGCCACAGACCACTGACCTGTTGCTTTGGGGCGGTCACCAATAGCAACGGAGTCAGTCCCGCTTGCCTTCGCCTTAGCCCCAATCGCCACCGAGTTAGCACCAGTAGCGCCATAAGAACTGGTATTGTTGGCTATGACTGCTGCGAAGCTGTCTGCCCCTGAAGCGTAGGAGTTGGCGATGGCGGTTGCTCTTGTTCCACTCGTAGCATATGCCGAAGAGCCTACCGCTACTGCAGATGTTGAGGTGGCAGTAGCATCCCCTATAGCCACAGAGTTAATACCGGATGCGGAAGAAGAAAACCCCAAAGCACTCGCACCTGATGCTGTAGCAGAAGAAAAGGAACCTAAAGCTGTTGTGTTATTACCAGCCGTTGATGCGCTCTGAGAAACTGCAAAAGAGTAATTACCAGCCGCTGTCGACCCACTCCCAATAGCCACAGCATTCGTGCCAGTAGCACTAGGCGCAGTCGGACTGCTGGGGTTTTCAGCATAGAGTTCTAAAGCAGAACCACCGCCAGCCGCAATCCAATCATAATCAGAGCCAGTCCACGACAGAACCTCGCCAGACGCTGCCGTGCTAGTGTTCAGGTGGGTGTCAACGTCAGAGTTGGTGTAAGCCCCAGGAATATCCTCAGCCGCAGCCGACACATACACCACCGCAGAACCACTCAGGTTCAACGCAGCGTCAGCATTGCTGCTTTCGTCTACCGTGCGTGTAAGGGTTGTCCCAGACGCCGTGTAGGTGCCTGTGCCGATCTCCCAGTCACTGCCGTCCTCAATGACGTAGCGAACCACATCACCGTCAGCCACACCAGCGGCTGCAAAGGATTGGTATCCGCTTTCGGCGGCACCAAGCGTTACAGTCCCCGTACCTGTAGTCGAGGTGCTGACTTTTGCTCTATTTACTAAAGTGACCATAGGTCAACACCTCGTTTAATTATGCAGGATCAGGGATGCCGACGCTTACCGACGACAGTGTGAAAGTGTTACCTGAAGTAACCAACTGAGAGGCTGCAAGAGAGCCAGTTGCCAGAAGGCGAGAGTTCACAGTATCTACGATAGCGTAGTGAGTAGCTGTACCCGTGCCAGTCACCGAACCATCAGAAATAGCTGCGACGACAACCTCACGACCACCACCAGTGCGATCTTGTGGAGCCCCAATCGACAGCGAAGTGCTGTTGCCAAGAGTGCTAGTGCTGGTTGCATCAGTGTAGTCAGTAGCTTCTTGCGAAGTAATGTGGATAGCGTTAGCTTCTGTGTCCAGAACGGTCAAACCATTGTCGAACACTCGATCATTAAGAGTAGCCATTATTCAGTTTCCTGTGGGTTAGTTTGTTGTCCAGTGTTCAATTCTGGATCGTAGTTCAGTTCAGCAATAGCCATGAGGTCACTGATGACTTCAGGGTGGTTGCTAACGTCGATATTCGCACCGTTAAGGTTGCGAAGGAAGGCAGCAATCTCACGAAGATCATGCGGAGCAACATCGCCAGCCTTAATAGTCGGCATAAGGTCGTAGTTCAGGCCATTCAACTCCCAGAGACGTTCTACAAGTTGCTTGTTAAGAACATCTACGATAGCTTGAATGTAACTCTCAAGCGCACGGAGGAACAGGTCAGTCTTAGACTTACTCAAGGCATAGGAACCACCGGAGGTGCCTAACAGGAGGAACTCAGAGAGAACACTACGAGCAATGTCGTGCTGGTAACGCTTCACAATAGGGTCAATATCAATGTTACGAGTGCCGGAGGACGACATCAACTCTACATCGACAAGACGGTTATTGGTAGGCTTACCATCACTGTCCGTATACACGTCAGAGGGAAGGACAATATAGCCTTGTTCATTGAACTTCACATCACGAAGGATAGTCTGAAGTTCATTGACGAAAGCCTGTTGAGCAGCAGTCGCATCTGGACCTAAGTATTCAGCAGGGATACGAGCGACAGGAATACCTGCCAGTTCACGTTCTACAGCAATAGCCTCAATAGACTGAAGGTTATTCAGGAACTCGTAAGCAGTGTAAGCATTACGAAGAACAGAACGACCAGAGGGGTCTCCATTAATGCTAGTCGTCCGGTAATAAAGAGACTTATTAGTAGGAATATAATTCTTGTTAGCAGTGAAATTACCGACAGACTGTTCAATGCCTAAGACATCACCGGAAGTGGTATCGACATCAAACTTATTAACTGTCCAAGGCGCACGAGCAGCAATCCTACGGACACCAATACGACCATCAGTGTATTTACTATACTTCTTGTTGCTACGCTCAGTAGGACCAACACGACGCTTATAGACAACCTCAAACCAGCTAAAGCCATACGACAAGAAAGACAGAGCTTCAGAGATGTGGTCGTCAAGAGTGTGGTCCATATCATTAAAGACACTCTCTACAAACTGTGCCTCTTTCTTAGCAGCTTCACTATCGTCCGCAGGAACAACTTCCAGGTCAACATCACGAAGAACTTGCTCGGCAGCATACATAACAGCACCGATAGTGCTATCATTATCCCGCATCTCACGATACTTCTTAATAGCTTTACGACCCCGAAGGTCAGTAAGAAACTCGTCCGCACGAATCTGTCCGTTATGGGTGTTATCACCCGCTACACCTAAAGTCTTAGTAGCCTTAGTCTCTGAGAGCTTCTTACGCTGTGCCATTAGTTCTGTTGCCTATATATTATTATTAACTTCTAGATAGCCCCTTAGCTGAGGAATAAGCGAGTGTCAGTTGGGGCTTCTGCACTCCCTTAAGCATCAGTTCCGTCAAAGCCCAAACCATAGCATCCAGACGGTCAGGAGAACCAATAGAACCTAGCGGCTCCCATGTTCTCATTTGAGTTTCTAGTTCATTAAGGTTTGCACCGTCTTCTGGGTTCCTCACGTGATGCACCAAACCACGCTCATACAAGGCCGCTACAGGCTCCGCACGGGCATACTTACCTCGAGAGGCTCTAACCATCTTCAGCGGTACGCTCTCGTCCTCTCCGTGGATCGTATGCTTGACCATATCACCACCTTGGTTGACTTCAGCTACAATACGATCAGCTTCAAACGAGTGATAGAGTTCAACAGCCTTAGCCGCCCAACCTTGGGGTGACAACCTGTCAGTATAATCTCCGAGGATATAAGCCTTACCGTTGACATCCACACCAGCAACCACAATACCAGTCATATCAGACTCAGCATTAGAGGTAACAGCAGGGTCAAGTGCCACAACAATACGGGTAAGATCAGGAACCTTGTCTCTGTCCACCTGACAACCATCAATAGTGTCGGTAGTCCAGAGAGCACCTTCGTTTTCTTCCAAGACCTCTGCATAGAGTTCCTGACGACCAAGCCTAGTGCCTTCATACTGCTCTCTCACAGCATTTAGGTAGGTTCCAGCTAGGTTAGCCGCATTATCAAACGTAGACCCCGTAGTAATACGTGTTTTGGGGTCTTTTAGCAGTTTTCGTACTAATTTCGTAGATTTTGGGGTAGTAGTGACACAAACCTTAGGATGTTTGCCTAATCGTAGACAAAACTGAAGCATATCCCATGTGTCTTCGTCCTTATTCCATGCAGCTAGCTCATCACACCATGCAGCGGAGAACTGAGGACCACGTAGACGTTCAGGCTCTTCAGCGGAATAGAACTCTACTTTAGCACCATTAGCCCAAGTAAGAGTACGTTTAGTAGGGGACCACTCAGGAAACCCCATCTCCTTACCTTTGTAGGTCTTATCGTATTTAGAACAGAGAGCCAAGAAACCTGACTCACCTTTAACCATAACACGTTCAATGTCAGAGTTAGTAGAAGCCACACAAGCAATGCGCCTATGACCCTCTTTAACCTTCTCTCGTACCCACTGAGCGCCAGTCCATGTCTTACCGAAGCCTCGACCACAGTTAAGGAACCACACATTGTGATCCCCTTCTGGTTCAATCTGCTCAGGTCTAGCCCAGAACTTATACTCTTTCTGTAGTTCCTCTAGCTGCCTTTTGGACATCTTAGCGAGAGCTTCTTGTACCTCATCATCGGGCATCTCTCGTAGGGTCTGGGCAGTTAGATTAGCCATATCGGGTTATTCCTCTGTATCAGTTTCCTTACCGAGAGCAGCCATAAGAGCATTAACTGCACCCTCATTCTCTTCCTCTTCAGTACCGACCTCTTGTTCCTGTACATGAGAGCTAGGAGACCAATTAGCACGAGAACGTAGGTACAACTCCTGAGACTTAAAGTCACCCTCTAGGGCTTGGTCAATAACTGTCTTACCAACTTTCTGGTCAATCTCAAACTTAACTTCGTCCATATCCTCACGGTACAACTTATAGAAAGTAGTGTACGACTGGGGAGCATTCTTCATGTGTAGGACGGACTTAAAGATTTGAGTAACAGCCACACCACCCTTGATACCTTCACGTACCTTACGGGCAATGTTTGGGTTCTTGGGTAGTTTCGCCATTATGAATCTTCCTTTGGTTTTTAAATCTGCAGTTTAATTAGCCATATACTATAAACCACAAACATATAGTTACCCCACAACTCATATTCTCATGGAAGTAGGGTTCCCCTCTTAGGGAGGAAATCTTATTATATAAACCACACAATAGTGATTGTACTTATAGGGGTCGCTTAAGATACGTCCCACTATGAATCTACTAATGTTATTACTTAAGTAACTTACTTACTTTACGTATGATCTTATTACCTTATTATTATATACTATTAATATATATATACTAATTGATTATTATTCTTTAAGGAGATTCTTATGTATAACTTAAGTACCCTATACCTATATATAGATATGGGTTCAAACTAGGTCAAGCAGTTTTTTCTTAGGTGCGACAATTTGTAGCAATATTCTTATAGACTGTGACATAAATAACACTATTATTAGTATTTTCTTTATTTTTTCTTGTAGGGGTCGCTTCAAAAGCAAGTTTCTTGTGTGTGGCTAATGTAGATTCATGGTGGCTATAAAGTAATAGAGCGTCGCGTGTTTACCTTACGTTAACCAAAAGTATTTTTCTTTTCTTGGATTCTGAAGTGGCTACCCACACCCCCAAGTAATTCGTGCGAAAACACAGAGGGGCTCCATTGTCAACCCCCTTTTGTGCGATGTGATGCAAGAGCATCTACGGTTATGCACAAGTATTTTCCGCTCGTTGTACTAATGCAACACCAATGTGATACCGATGCAATATTGCCAATGAATCTAACCTTATCAGTAACTTAGGCTATTGACAAAAAGAGATTCCTTGCGCTAGGACAGGCGAATCGCAGCACCTATGTTATATTGTAACACTGTTAAATGTTATACTATAACACTTGTTCACATACGCACGTTACCAACTTAACCCTATGATAACGTGCGTAAATGTCCAATGCCCCATACAAGCGATATGAGCGCCGCCCATGCGATGTAAGGTGGTTGGGCTAGGGCAGTACCACAAGCAAGCCATACAACGTCAAAAACAGGCTTAGGGCGGCTATGCTATCGCGTATCATATATCCACCTCCTCATCGATCCAGTCCAGTGCAGCATTAAGAGTCTTAAAGACGTAACCCCTTGTATCGTGCAAGCTTATAGGTTGAACCTTGCCGCTATCCATATAGTGCAAGGTATAGCCGCGGTATTCTTTCGGCCTATAAGTAATGTGGCTCATGTCAAGACTCCCTTTTAATTGTTTTTAGCAAGCGGCCAGATAGGACGTGGGTTTTTCCGCAGTCGCTTTTCATGACATAGGTCACGTCTGTGCCTTGTCCTTCGATGACTTTCTGGATGTGGCCTATGCGCGCCACACCTAGATTGCATTCGTATTTAAATTTCTGCATTGTCTTATTCCTTATGCGATAAAATGATTGGCGATCTGGCAATTGAATCGTTCAACGTAAAGCAATGCGAACCAGACTGCATCCGTGGTGACATAGGCCAGATTGCGTCCCGAGATATAGGCGTCGCAAGACTCGCGCACCGAGTCCAGAACGTCAGGTTCAATGCCAAGGTGATCTAGCTCAATTTCGATCTCTTGCACGGGAAAGCCCGCCAATGTGATCCCACCCGCAAAACATCCCCAAATTGAACCCGCCGACATATCAAAAGACTCAAGCGCATATTCTGCCAGAACGTCCGGTTCAATATCTTTCCAGCGCGGATCAATCCCCAGCAATTGCCAGTGCGGCTTGTATGAATCTGGGGCAAAGTGATCTTTTACTGCATGGTCACGCTTTTCCTCGTTCAGGCTTTCCAACAGGTCGCGGGTGTTTTGATCGTTCCAAGATTCCGCCACCAAATAGCCGTAGTTGTCACCTGCATCGCCGTGGCGCGTTTCATATTCTAGCGTTGACTCGCATAGGCCATTAATTGCGTCAATTGCGTTCTGTTGTTTCTCTGTTGTCATTATTCTGTCTCCAACTTGCGTTTCATCTGCTCGCCCGCATCAATCCAAGCGTTAATAATATCATATGTTTCACGGGCGGTTCCGCGTGGTGACAAATCGCGCTCGCCAGTACCGTAACCAAACATCTGGGAAAGCCGGTGGCCACCGTATGCCGAGTCAATAACGAACGTGCCGTGATTGCCTTTGATATTGCCTTGCTCATCTCGGGCATATGGGTCGCGGTCATATTCGAATACATCATTCAGAATGTCCAAGCGCTTTTTCAGCATTGCCTTGGTGATACGTTGTGTCATTATTAGCCCCTTAAGCCGCTTTTGTATTAAATACGCATACGTCATGACCGTTCGAGCGTACCTTACTGCACAAGACGTTAGCCTCTCGAAATGTTAGATTAGTTGGAATGCCCTCAATCCGGCAGGGTTCAAAAATTGACAATGCGTCAGACTCAGCTTGTGGGCGGTTGATCAGGGTATAAGTTTTCATTGGAGTGTTCCTTGTCTGGGTTGGTTGTTGGGCAGTTTTGACGCTTGCCTAGGCGTTGTGGTTTTAGAAGTAGCCGTGGCCTTTTTCAGGCAATTCCCAGTCGAGTGACTTCTTGGCCTTGCCATCGTGGCTGATATATAGCAAAGGCGACTCTTCCCCCATAGTCGGGGACTCGTAAAACGGGACGCCGTCGACGGTACCAACGTGGGTGGCGATTTTGACTAGGCGCTTGGCCTTTTCTGTTACCGGCTTGTTTGTCATTGTATTGTTCCTTGTTTCCGTTGATTCTCAATCTAAGGATTCCAAGAGGATTCGCAAGCCCCAAAAAACAAAAAACCCAAAAATATTCTAAGGGGCGAGTCCGGGTCTCTTTCAAGGCAATGCAAGAGATATATAGAATCGCAGGCGCGCGCGTTATTCGATTTTACCTCGAGTCGTCAATAGGTCATTTTAGGGGTTTACTTGCCTGCGAATCCTATGCTATGATTCTTGCGAGGTCACGAAAAATCAGCGGACACTGATTCGGTAGGGGACGGTTTAGGAGTGCGGAATCCGACTCTA